AATAAAATAGCAGTAGCAAGAACTAATCAAACAACTCAATTAGCAGGTGCATTAAATCAACAAGTAGAATTAGAAAGACAAGCAGCTGAACAAAAAATTAAAATATTAGAAGCTCAAGCAGTAAGAGCGCAAAGAATAGACGAGCAAGCTAACTCATTTAAAGTTAAGTCAATTCAACAAGGCTTAGAAATAGTTTCAAGTATTACAGAATTATTCGGTAAGAAGTCCGAGAAACAAGCCAAACGCGCATTCCAAGTTCAAAAGGCTGCTCAAGTTGCAAGCGCATTAATCAATACTTATCAAAGTGCTACGGGTGCTTATGCTTCGCAGTTCTTACCAGTTCCTGACCCAACGTCTCCCGTTCGTGGTGGTATTGCAGCAGGTTTAGCAGTTGCCGCTGGTTTAGTAAACGTGGCAAAGATTGCATCACAAAAGTTTGAAGGCGGTTCGCAAGGTGGTGGCGGTGGTGGTGCGCCTGCTGGTGGAGGTGGTGGCGGTCAGGTACAAGCTCCTCAATTTCAAACTATCGGAACAAGCGGGATAAACCAATTAGCAACATTACAACAACAGCCTACAAAAGCCTATGTAGTTAGTGGTGAGGTTACTTCGGCTCAAAGTTTAGATAGAAATAGGTTACAAAACGCAACATTATAAGTTAGATAGTTATGGCAAAGATGGAAATTATAGAACTGCTTATTGATGAGAATAAAATCGAAAGCGGTATCAATGCAGTTTCAGTTGTTGAAAGTCCTGCAATCGAAGAGAATTTTGTAGCCTTAAAAAAACACGAAGTAGAATTAAAAGAAGTAGACGGAGAGAAACGTATCTTAATGGGTGCTGCTTTAATTCCTAATAAACAGATTTATCGTAAAAACGGAGACAAAGAGTTCTATATTTATTTCAGTGAGGAAACGGTACGCAAAGCAAGTGAGTTATTCTTAATGAGGGCGAACCAAAACAACGCAACCTTAGAACATGAAAAGAAAATGTTAGAAGGTATGTCAGTTGTTGAGAGTTGGATTATAGAGGACGAAAAGACGGATAAAAGCCGATTATACAATTTCAATTTACCAAAAGGAACTTGGATGATTTCAATGAAGGTAAATAACGATGAGATTTGGAATAAAGTAAAAGCAGGTGAGGTTAAAGGTTTTTCTATTGAAGGTTACTTTGTAGACAAATATGAAATGAGTTTACAAGAAACTGAAGAAGATAGATTGATTAATGCTATTCGTGATTTGATACTAAAAGACGAACAATACAAATTAGAAACTTACAACGACTATCCAAAAGAAGCAAGTGAGAATGCAAAAATAGCCTTACGTTATGCAGAAGAAAACGGATGGGGAGATTGCGGAACTCCAGTAGGAAAAGCAAGAGCAAACCAATTAGCAAACGGAGAAAATATCAGCGAAGATACAATTTCACGAATGGCAAGTTTTGAAAGACACAGAGAAAACAGCCAAAAGGAATTAGGGGACGGTTGCGGTCGTTTAATGTGGCTAAGCTGGGGTGGTGATGCAGGAGTAGAATGGGCGCAAAGAAAATTAGAACAAATCAGAAATGAAAAAGCAAACTAACGTAAATAACTTTCTTAAGAAACCACGAAAGAAAAGACCTAAGCAACACAGCAAGAAGTCTTCTAAATTAAAGACAAGCAAGAATTACGTTAAGTTAAATAGAGGTCAAGGATAAACTAAAAACAAATAACAATGGCAGAAAGAACATTAAGTAAAGTAAGCCCACGAGGTGGCAAAAGAGGTTGTCTATGTAAAGACGGAAAATACCGAAAAGAATGTTGTGATGGAAGTTTAGAAGCGCAAGGAATCGGTAAAACGACTGGCACAGGAACAGACGTAGTAAATACAACCGAAAACAACGGAGTAAGAACTATCGTTCGTCAAAACGGATAAAAACGGAACAAGTATAAATTCAAAAGTTAATAAGTTATGAATACACTAAAAACAATTTACGGAAAACTATTCAAAGAAGAAACACAATTATCTTCACATGAGATTAATTTGGCTTTAGCGGATGATTTAAAACAATCTATTGTTTTTTTACAAAAAGCAAGTGATGCTATTAATGTGTCAATTAAAGGATATGAAGATGCATATAAAAAAATGCAGACTGAATCAAAAGGAGGTAAATCAGTTTTAGATACTCAATTAAAATTAATTAGTAAGATTGAAGCAACAGCAAAAGACTTAGGAATTAATCCAACTTCAATACCTAATTATAATGAAGTTAATAAATCTTGGGAAGCATTAAGTGCAACAATAGATAAAGTAAATCAATTTTAATAAAAACAAAAATGAAAAATAGCCTAATAAATCAAATCAAAACTTTACTCGGAATGGAAGTAAAACTTGAGCAAATGAAATTAGCTGATGGAGTAACAATTCTTGAGGCAGATTCTTTCGAAGCAGGAAACGAAGTATTTATCGTAACAGAAGACGAACAAAAAATTCCTTTGCCGATAGGTGAATATGAGTTCGAAGATGGACGTATGTTAATCGTAGTAGAAGAAGGTATGATTTCTGAGGTTAAAGAAAAAGAAATGGAAGAGCCTGAAGTTGAAGTAGAAGTTGAAACTGAGAAAAAAGAAGAAATGGAAACTGAAAAAACAACTCCAAAGAAAACTATCGAAAGCGTAGTTAAAGAAACTTTCTTTTCTGAAATTGAAAAACTAAAAGAAGAAAACGAAACTTTAAAAGCTGAACTAAGCAAATTAAAAGAGGTTAAAGAAGAAGTAACACTTTCATCTGATGAGGAAGTTAAACCAATTTCTTTTAACCCTGAAAACGAAAACAAAGTTGAGACTATAAGAATCGCTTCTAAAAGAGAGCGTTCAATTATGGATTCAATCTTAGAAAAACTAAACAAGTAATTATTAATATTTAAATAAAAAACAAATGCCAACAACAACTTCAATTACAACTACTTATGCTGGTGAATTCGCAGGTAAGTATATTGCGGCGGCTTTATTGTCGTCTCCAACATTAGAGAAAGGCGGAATTACTATCATGCCTAATGTGAAATTTAAGCAAGTTATCAAAAGAGTAGCTACTGACGGAATCGTTAAAAACGCTACTTGTGATTTTGACCCAACTTCGACTTTGACTTTAACAGAGCGAGTTCTTCAACCTGAGTATTTCCAAGTTAACCTACAATTATGTAAGTCTGACTTCCGTTCAGATTGGGACGCTATCCAAATGGGATATTCTGCGTTTGATGTATTGCCTAAGTCTTTTGCTGACTTCTTAATCGCACACGCTGCTGAGAAAGTTGCTCAACAAATGGAATTAGTTATTTGGGATGGTAACAACGCTTCTGCTGGTGAGTTTTCTGGAATCATGCGTCAATTAGACGTAGATGCTTCTTTACCTGCAGGTCAAAAAATCGCTGGAACTTCTATTACAGCTGCTAACGTTATCGCTGAGTTAGGTTCAATGATTGACGCTTTACCTGCTGCATTGTACGGAAAAGAAGATTTGACTCTTTATGTTTCTTCTAACGTTTATCGTGCTTATATCCGTGCTTTAGGTGGTTTTGCTGCTTCAGGTGTAGGTGCTAACGGTTATGACAACAAAGGAACTAACCAAGTATTGAATGACATCTATTTTGATGGTGTTAAAGTATTCTTAGCTCCTGGCCTTGCTTCTAACACAGCATTACTTGCTCAAAAATCTAACTTGTATTTTGCAACAGGATTGATGAATGACCAAAACGAAGTTAAAGTATTAGATATGGCTGACCTTGACGGTTCTCAAAACGTACGTGTTATCATGCGTTTTTCAGCTGATGCTAAATATGGTTTTGCTTCTGACGTTGTAACTTACGGAATCTAATCTAACAACAATAATAACGAGGGTGGTGAAATATACGCCACCCTTTTTTGTTTAACATTAAAAAAATAATAAAATGAGCTGCGACATAGCAAACGGAAGATTAGAAGCCTGTAAAGACGCGATTTCAGGACTTTTAAACATTTACTTCATTAACTACGGAGATTTGAATACATTACAATCAAGTGTAACATTTGATGGTGATGACCAAATTACTGAATGGATTACTGCAACACAAATTTCACTTTACAAATATGAATTGAAAGGTGCAAATGGT